CGGTGAAGATTTGGCACGTAGTGCGGAAATCGCGGGGGCAACATTGCGTGCATTTGGTTTGGATGCAACTGAAATGGTTCATTTGACCGATGTAATGGCAAACTCATTTTCATCGTCTGCATTGGATCTTGATTCGTTTGCAGAATCAATGAAATTTGTTGCGCCAATTGCAAAAGCGGCGGGCGTTTCACTTGAAGAAACGAGTGCAATGTTGAGCGTGTTGGCGAATAACGGTATAAAAGGGTCACAAGCGGGTACAGCACTTAAAAAAATAATATCGGAAATTGGGGCAAGCGGAAAGCCCACAAACGTTGCATTGAAAGAATTGGCCGCAACTGGTTTGGATCTTGCGGGGGCCTCTGACGAAGTTGGGGACCGTGCAAAAGCGGCATTATTAATTTTGGCGGATGGGGCTGCACAAATAGATCCATTAACCGAAGCATACAAAACGCAGACAAATGTGGCCAAAGATATGGCCAAAATCATGGATGACACACTTGAAGGGTCAATGATGCGTTTAAAATCCGCAACGGAAGGATTGGGAATTTCATTCGGTGAGGTTATGGCGCCGGCGGTTGGTGCGGCGGCAAACTTTATTTCAGAAATTGCAATGAAGTTTTCAAACTTATCGGAAGGAACAAAGAAAACAATTGTTGTGATTTCTGCATTAGCGGCGGCAATTGGACCATTGATTTTTGCGGTTGGTGGATTGACAACAGCATTTGCGTTTTTAGCTGCAAACCCTATTATTTTGATAATTACGGGTATTATTGTGGCAATAGGTGGACTGGTAGCTGCATTCATATATGTGAAAAACAACGCACAAGCGTTTGCAGATTTCTTCTACAATATTTGGGTTAAAATTGCAAACGGGTTTATTGATAGGGTGAAAGTAATGGCATCCGCTGCATTGAAATTGGCGAGTATGCTTGGCGTTGATATTGGGGGCGGTATAAATGCATGGTTAGATTCGTTTAAACTTAAAGCACGAGAAAGCACAAAGGATTTTAAAAGTTTAAAAGAAACGGTTAAAGATATAAAAAAAGAGTTTTCACAATCAATTCCAACACCGGAACTTGAAGCACCAAAAGCAACAACGAAAGCAACAACGAAAGCCGGGGCAGGTGAAAAGGACCTAACAGAAAAACAACAAAAAAAGGGCCTTGGTAAACTAAAACAAGAAATTTTTGAAATTCAATCCAGTTTAAAACAAATAAACACCACACCAATTTTACCCGTTGTAGATGTTGAAGGAATAAAAGCAAGTTTAGCAAATGTTGGGCAAGAGGGCGTTCATATATTTGAACAAATGGGGCGTGAGATGGGTGCGGCATTAACGACTGGGTTGAAGGATTTAGCAACAGAAGGTTTGGTATCTTTTGGTCAATTTTTGGGGGATGTAATGTCCGGCGGTGATATGACTTTTAAGGACTTTGGTCGTGGGTTGCTTGATTCCATTGGTAAGTTTATGGGCCAATTTGGTGAAGCAATGATTGCAATGGGTATTGCACAAACAATTTTGGATGCATCAATAAAAACGGGTAATGGTCCGGGGGCCATTATTGGCGGTGTTGCATTAGTTGCGGCGGGTGCGGCTATATCTAATTTGAGCAAAAAAGGAATAGACAAAGGCGGCAATGTACCCGATACCGGCGGCGGCGGCGGTGGTGTAAATTTCAACAACCAAAACGGAACACCGGGTTATATGATGCAACTTGAAACCAAGGTATCCGGGCGTGATATTATACTTGTGCAAGAAAGAGAAAGAGCATTTAAACGATGAGTGAAATAATTTTTGAATCACAATTCTACAGTTTATCCGACCATGATTATCGTGTTCGGTTATATGGCAAAAACTATGTTGGCCTATATGCGGCAATAATTGGAGGAACGGGGAATGTATTTTATGTCCAAAATGATTGGCGTGATTTTCTACAAGTTGGCCAAAGTGTAAATTTTGGAGACAATACGGGGGGCGCAATTGTTGCGGCATACGAAGCACGAGTGTTGGCGGATGGGGGTGTATTTGAAAATGAACAATGTCTTTTGGAATTTTTAAGCGATGCGGCAACCGTTGTTTCATTTACTTACAATGCAGCACAGAACCGCACGGAAATAACACTAAATATTGCCTACGATTCGCAATCAATTATTCAAAACGATGTGACTGGCACAAGCAGTTTCATACCCACATTTAGCCCAGTGATTATTGACTTGGTAAATAATTACAAAAATTCAGACGATTACATTCTTAGCCCATTAATGACATCAAGTGTTGATGTTACTTACGGCAATGTGCAAGAAGATCGCACGGGTGTTGATACAGCGTTTTTTGATAGGTTTATTGATTTGTACCTTCAAAGCAATGACGATGAACTACGTTTGACAATTGAAAAAAATGAATCCGGCTACAAATTAGATTGGGCGGGAAATTTAGTCATGGACTTGATACAGTGGTCCAATGAAAACAGCCCGCGGGAATACGTATTTCGGGTCATTGATGGGATTGACAGAATCAAAGACGTTGAGTATGTTGGTGATGTTGCAAATTTACAAAACCGAAAAATAAAGGATGTGATTTTTGATGTTCTTGAATTGAATGGGTTGACAGAGTTTTGGGGCGATTCAGATATTTATCTTCGCGAGAGTGTGGAGTATGCAGCCATTGACGTTGTGGGTGTAAACGGGAGCGATAGTTTAATTGATTACACATATTTGTATGAAAACCTATTGATGAATAAAGAAGCGGAATCCAAAGATGACCGCGTTTTTTTGTCCGGGTATGATATACTTTATGGAATAATGGAAATGTTATCGTGCAGAATGATGCACACAAACGGCCATTACTATATGCAGCAAATAAGAAATTACGATACAATCACAATCGTAAACCGTGACTATGTGAAAGGCAGAACGTACAACCAAGGCAATTATACCCATTCAAATACATCCATGCGTGTTTTGGCGGGGGGTACGTTTGGATATTTGTACGGCATCAAGCAAGCACGAATTGAGAGCGAAAACAAAGACATCATGAACATCGGACAATTACCGCCGGGGCAAATGCACGCTGTTAATTTTTTAAGCGGCGGCGGTGGTCAAGGTTTACAAATATTACCATCAATAAATCAAAATATTGGAGACATACAAGGGGGGCTTGCAGCGGGACAATTTATAAATGTTCAATTTGACATAAACTCCGTTTTAATTGCAAATTTTGATGCGGACATTGTTGTAAGGTTATACGTTTACGAATCAAACGGAAATAAATTTTTGAAAGGTTCGGATACTATTGCACCATATTGGGACACGGCCGCAATTGCAACAAATAAATATTACGAAAAAAAATTAGTAATTCGCGGAAATGGTAACATTTTAAAACAACAAGTGAAAATGACAACACCGTTGATTCCATACGAAATGGAGGGTGTTATTGTTGCAATTAATTTGGTTATGACAAATGTTAGGAAAGCACCCGCAAACAATACATTGGTTTTATTTTTAGAAAACACCATTGTTTCAATTCCCGAACAAACCGAAAACACACTTGAAACACTATCCGCAACAAACCCGAATGAGAAATTCACAAAGGATTTGCAAATGAATAATTTGATGATTAACGAAGGGAATGCAGCGGTGCAAGTCAACAATTTAACGGTTGACGAGAATTACAACGGCGGTGCATTTTCGCCAAAAATTGGGAGTGATTGGGATGCGGATTTTGATGTCACTGGTAATTTAAGTGTGTTGCGAGTTATGGAAGCAGTGAGCATACAATATAAGCCTTTACAAAAGTATATGGGAGATTTTGATGGCATTTACTATCCGTTTGAAACAATACCATACAACAACGCTGTATTTGCTTGCAGTGGCTTGCAAATAAACTATTTATCAAATGAAGTATCCGGCGAATGGTTTGAGGTGCTTATTTCACGTGTGGGGTTATCGGGTACGATAACGGGTAAAGATGGCGAAGAATACGATCCAAATGAAAACGAACTTTTGTTCAGAACGGCCCGCGAAAATGATCGTGGTGTTGGTATTCTTGAGGATGATTTGTCACCCACAACGGGCATAACATCCATCACCATTGATTCAACGGGTGACATCCGCATTGGTGACGCGGTGCAGTTTATGAGCGACACGGGCGATATACTTCTTGAAGTTATATCAACGGTAGATTTAGACACCGCCGGAACGGGTCAAACGTTGGGGGTTGAGAGTTTTAATTTAGCCAATGAAATCCCATCCGGTTCACGTATTGTGTACGGGTATAAAAAGGTTGAATATGCAGAACGTGTACGCGCCAAATTATTCCAAATGGAAGGCAGTGCATTGGCCCCAACATCCGAAAGCGGCGGGGATTATTTTCAAAATGGTGAATTTATGTTTCACGAATCGTATTTGTACTGGCGTGATGGCAATGGAGACTATCACAGATTGCAAGGAAACACACACCATCCGGACTGATGCCATCAATGCCAAAGCGGGTGCATTCAATTAAGGAATACAACCCAAGAAAAACACAGCACAATTGGTTGAAAAACCAAGAGGATTTGAAGTTTTACAACACGCAAGCGTGGCGAAAATTATCATTGTCCTACAAAATGAAACACCCGGTGTGCGAGGTTGACGAATGCACACAGCCATCATACTACACGGACCACATTGTTCCGGTTGCCGATGGTGGTGATAAATGGGATACCGAAAATTTTCAAGCACTTTGCAAAAGTTGCAACGGATCAAAAACCGCCAAACAAATAAAAAGGTAAAATTTTTTACACATCATTTTTTTGCACATTTAGCATATTTGCACTAAATGATCGGGGATGCTGTATATACATTATTGAACGTGTCAAGCGTGACAAGTTTGGTATCACAATTGAACTACGGTATTGCGGCACAAAAAGACCTTTTCCCGCGGGTAATAATTACCGAAAGCGGAACACCGGAGAATTTCAAAGATGGTTATAGTATTATCAACCATGATGTTGAAATAAATATATACGCTTCAAAGGGTAAAGATGGCAACGCGGGATTTTTGGAAGCGTCTAATATTGCCGATGCAATAGAGACGATACTATACAGATATAAAGGCACGGTAAACGGCAAAGACATTCGACAAACATTATTGAGCAACACCGAAATTTTGTTTGATAACACAAGCCAATGCGCGCGGATCATTATGGAATATTCAATAAGACAAAGTAAAATATAAAAAAATGGCGATAACTTTAGATAATTTAGTAGGAATGGAAGGCGGCAAATATACGGATGGAACCGTTGCGGCTACTTCATCAGATAATTACCAATTTTTGGTGGTAAACGAAGACGCAGTATTTACCACATTGACGGATCAAGATGATAACGATGTGTTATCGGAATGGGGCGTGAGCGGTAAAACAATAACCAAGGGCATGATATTAGGCCCAAAGGGTGACAAGGCATTCAAGAGTGTTGTAGTTGCAAGCGGTTCTGTGTTACTTATAAGAGGATAATATGTACGGGTATGGGTTTCAATATAGCACCATAACCGGCGGAAAATCACCGGGGCAAATACTCTTTGAAGCGTACAAAATCCGTGTTATAGATGACGGCGGAGTAGTAGAAAATAAAGAATGTGTCATTAATAAATTGAACGAATTATGAGTGTTATAGAT